TCTTTAGTTGGCACTGGCGCAAATAACCTTGTGTCGCTAACATTCACGCCTAGCGCTGGCAGTTTGACATTAACAGTCACAGGTTCGGTTACTGAATGGAATCTAGAAGCTGGGGCGTTTTATACGTCTAGGATTGTTACTACATCGGCGGCGGTTACTCGGGCAAAGGATGTTGCGAAAATAAAAAATTCAGATTTCTTATTAAACGTAAACAATGGATCATTTTATTGTGTTTTTTCTGCAGTAGATACTCCTAGTCTAAAGACTATTTTAGGAGCTGGAGGATCACTAAGCTTTTGGTATTTATTTGGAAATGTACGAGCAAGATGCACGGATGATTTGGGAGCTACCTCAACAATACAGACATCAAACAGCGCATTTTTAGACAAAAAAAATAGTTCATGCATATCATATGATCAAAATGGTATTTTGATGGTTCTAAATGGTGGATCAGTAGTACAAGAAAGTAAGTTATTTCTATTCTCTGATGATTTTATTTCAATAGGTTTGATGAATTCTGGACAATTAGCACTAAATAGCGGCATATCAACCCTACGTTACTACACAAGAAAACTATCTGCTTCTGAAATTCAGGCGCTTACATCATGAACAAGAAAGAGTTCTGGACAACAAAGGTTAATAAACCTGAATATTTTACAGTGTCTTTTTTTCACCCTGATTTTGGATATTATCGGCTGGTAGATCATCAATTTAATACGGTAAACTTAGGCGGTGACGATTACACGCCTTGCAGTATGAAAATTAACCCGCCGGATATAAGCAAAGATCCGGTTAGCTCGTTCTCTGTGTCATTCTCGCGTTACGTAGTAGGGAGGGAGTTAAAACAGGCATTAAATAAGGTTTCTACTGCGGGTAAATTCATTCCCATCAAGGCCACATATACCCATTGGATAGGATCATCTACTGATGATATTGCTTTCAGTATTGATCTTTGGGTTTCTGATAAAGGCGGAATTGTGTTCAGCAAAGAGTCGGTAACTATTAAGGCATCAGACGACAATCCTATGCGGCTTGATATCTCCTCTATTTTCACAATCGAGGACTTTACAGGTCTTGAATTGACATGACGCAAGAAGAATTTATTCAAAAATCGATTGGTATTCCTTGGGTTAAACATGCTCATTCGTTCGAGTCAATGGATTGTTACGGCCTTGTCATGCTGTATTACAAGTACGTCATGGGTATTGATCTAGGATTGATGCCTATTCGTGACATAAGCGAAGGTGGATTTGAGGAAGAATCACCAAATTGGCATGAGTCATCACCAGTACAGGCGGGACTTGCATTCATGAGCTTTAAAGGTGGAGTGCCAAGTCACTGCGGGATTGTGATTGATGAATGGCATGTAATACACTCAGGCGGTAACGATAAAGGCTATGGATCTGTAAAAATAGATAAAATCGCATCATTAGAGCGCTTATTCGGGAAAATGAAATTCTATGCTTACAATCTATAAAGATCCACAAGCGGCAATGATTGGCGATATTTATGCGCTTGATCATTCGCTAACCATTCAAGAAAATATTGCTCTGCACATAGAAAGTGGCGCGGATTATACGCTATGGTTGAACGGCAGGATTATTGATAATCCTGCTGAGTGCGAAGAGATGGATAGATTGGCCTCTGTCTTTGATGTGGTTAGATTAGCCCGTCGCCAAGAAGGTATTGTTGAGGTGTTAGTTTATGCTGCAATCGCTGTTGTTGCTGCCATTGTTGTTGTTGCACTAAACCCAAAGCCTGACATTCCAAATAATGTTGGTCAAGGAAAAGATTCTCCTAATAATAAATTTACCGGCGCTACAAACCAGTATCGTCTTTATCAGGCTATGCCAGACATTTACGGACGTGTTGTTAGCTATCCAGACTTGATTCAACAGTCATTTTATGAATACATCAACAATGTAAAGTTTATTACCGAATGGATGTTTGTCAGTCGTGGTACTGGTGATGTTGCAGTTGTTCGATCTGCGTCTACGCCATTTACTGATATTACTAATGCGACGTACTCTATTTTTAAGCCAACGTGGAGCGCAGGACAGTATCCAGAAGACGGAACAACCACGGTTACAAATATTCGTGAATCATTTTCTACGCCTGATGTAAATGGGCAGAAGTTACCGCCATTATCTACTGCTGAGGCACTGACTGGTATCGGTAGCTGCACATTTTCTGTCAATAATTTAACAATGGTATTTTCTAGTGGAGACTATACGAGTTTAGATCAAGTATTAGGCGTTACTGGAGGAGTGCGTCTAGTATTTACTTACAATTACACCTCAGGCAGTTCGACATTATCAGATGCATTTAATGCTAATTGCACTTTATCATCAAACACAGTATCTGGCGGGATAACAACAGTTGTTTTTAGCGGAGTTATTCCATCACATACACCAATTGACACTACGCTATCTATTTCTATGCGTAGAAATAATGGAAATAAAGTGCCAACTACCACCTTTACCTTGCCTATCTCTGTGTCGGTGCTGCAATACAATTTTGCAATGCTTAGGGGGTTAAAGTGGAATGACGATGCGGCTGCTACGGTTACATTCAATATTGATTATTGGGCGGTAGACACAAATAATGCAGAAATCGCCGGTAGTCGCGGGCAGTATCAAGGATCATTCTCGGGCAACACATTAGATCAGCAATTTAGGACGATTTATATTAACCCTTCCTTTGGTCTTGCTCGCTATAAAACAAACATGACGCGCACTAATTTTTCAGGATCATCAAACGATTATGATAAGTTACAGATCGAATCCATTAATGGCGTGCGTGATTACGCAAGTAAAGTTTTCCCATCATCTACGATCATTCGCGTAACCACGGAGGCCACTGAATCAGCGACTAGCGGGACAGAGCGCAAGTTCAATTGTGAGTTTACGCGCTGGGTTCGTGATTTTAATACGATTGAATGTGGTGCTAGCAGAAACTTATTTAGATCCATTTTGCACCAGCACACCGCCATTGCTAAGCGTGATATTTCACAGCTAGACACAGCCACAATGCAGCGTATTAATGCATCATTACCAAGCAATACGACGCTGTTGAATTTCGATTTTACATTTGATGATAAGGACGTATCTTATGGTGAGCGTATCGCAACAATGGCAAATGCTGGCCGTTGTTCTGTGTTCCGTGATGGATCTAGATGGTCATTTGTACGTGATGAATTACGAGGCAATTATCCAGTGATGCAGCTTGATTATCGTAATTTATCTGCTAGTGGCGAGTCTAATATCACTATGGATCGGGTCATGCCAAACTCTTTTGATGGTATTGAACTTGAATATGTTGATGTTGCATTAAACAAAAAAGCATTAATTAAACTACGCATAAACAGCGATGGATCAATAGTTGAAGGATTAGCTGGCAATCCATCAAAGATTAAGCTGGCAGGGTGCAGGGACAAAGTACAGGCCATGAATCGCGCGTATTTAGAGGCTGGGCATTTAATCTATTCGCGTGATGGAGTAAGTGACGAAGCTCTATCCGATGCAAATATGCTGGGGCGTGGCGACCTTGTCCGCTGGATTGATCCTAGTGATTTTTATGGCGATGATGGCTTGCAGGCAGGAGAAATTATTTCAATTGTGGGTAACTTAGTGGAAACCAGTGAAGAATGCTTATTTAAAGGGCAGCAAGCGGGCCGCACGGCTTTTACAGGTGTGGATGGTAGTAGCTCTGAATTTGTTAGGTGTGTGCCTCGTAATGACGGCGTAAATGGTTTTATTGTAGATTCCGTTCCTAGCGCTGTATACTTAAAGTCAGGCGACCAAGGATTAAGTAGCCGCTATGTATTTGGTATCGGACTAACAGATCAAGAAATAGTAGAGGCAGGACTTTATACAGTAATTAATAAAACTCCTAAGCAAGATGGTACAATTGGCCTACAGCTTAGGAAATATGATAAACGCGCATACGCGCACGATTAAGGAAAAACAATGCCTTTAAGTGATCCTATAGGCTCAAGCGCCGCTGACGTTTTAGTGCGTAATGCCAGCGACTTAGACACTATAATCAATTCTGATTATTCTTCAATAATTAACAGAGTTGGAAGCAATGTAATTACAGAAAAAGGCCGTCAAGATATTTTTCAGGCACACTTAGCCGCCAGTAATTTCGAAGTACCCGTGCAGTTTGCTGCTGGGCTTACTATGCTTCGGCTATCACAGACAGTCCTATATCTTGGAAAATATTACTCCGCTGCGCGGGTTAATTTTACGACTACATCGACATTTGTTCCTTCTGATTGGGTATTCCATAGTGGCGCCGATGAGTCATATGTAAAAGGTTTGTTTTATGTTGCTAATGTGCCTGATTTACGTGCTTTAGTGCCGTTGTTTAATGGGCAATTAGTTCAAGTATCTAGCTATACAACAGCAGGCGACGGAGGAATTTTTACTGCTAGATGGAATTCTTCAGGAGTTACCTCTGACAATGGAATAACTACATTTAAAGCAGCTTCTTTGTCTGTAGGACTATGGGAGTCCGAAGTAATTACTGAAACAGTGAACGCAGAGAGATTGGGAATTTCACCAACAAACACAGCAGCCGCTAATTCTTCAAGGCTTGATATTGCAATCCCAGTTTGCTTAGCGAACGACGTAAGAACAATTCATTTTTCTAAGCTATGCAATTTTGATTCTTCATTAGAATCAAGACAGAGATCTGAAATTACATTTTCAGGCGTTCAACCAATTGGTTTATATAGAAAATTGGTTCAAAACGATGGATTGCCCCCATTTATTCCGCAAAATGATATTTTTCCTCAGGATCATTTATGGAAAGCGCGCAATATTCAAAATCCTACCGTAGTTTTAATGGGTGATTCAATCAGCACAAGCGGGCCAGATGGTTTTACGACAAATTCGGATATGTGGTCGGTGCTATGCTCTGAAATGCTTAGAAAGAATCCAAGCAAAACATTCAAATTTTTGAACAGGTCAATCGGCGGTCAGACTTGGCTGCATGCTAACACTAAACCAACTGCCTTTCCCTATGCTTGGTATTACAATACGGCACTAGATTGGCTTGATATAGTAAAAAATGATGCGCCTGATATTATTTTCTTAGCTTTTGGTATGAATGATGCTAACGGATTTAATGCTGGTGCAGTAAATGCAGTTGTAAATAAGATTAATAGCTGGCCTAAAGTTCCAAATATTATTTTTATTACTAATCCAGTACCTGCGCTATCAACATCGTATCTCGACGGCTTTGGATATGTTGCTCCAGTATTTCAAGAGGGGCGCGATCAAGCAGCTGGATATGTCCGTGGGTACGCTAAAATGCACGGATATGGCTTGATTGACATTAATCGCGCTCATGTTGCTATGCGTGATGGGTATGACAATACAAAAAGCCCTTTGTATGCAGGAAATCTAATTACTGCTAGCAAGTTTGCAGGTATAAATCCAGTTATAGATTGGGGCATTCTGGCAACAATAAATCGCATAAATTGGCCCGTTGGAAAAGTACTATCATGCAAAACAGGGGTTGACGCTGAGGACAATGTGTTTGTTGTCAACGAGGCAGGCTACTTCAAGATACTAGGATTCAGCGACGATGGGGCAACTGTTAGCATTACAACAACAGTTGCATTGCCAACTGGCAACTTTGAGTTTGGGATAGGCGTTGTTGATAATACTGTACTACTTGTAGTTGATAGGATGACAGTTGCAGTACTTAGAATTGTTAGACAAGGTGGCAGTTATTTGCCTATCTTGGGCTGGCAAACCGATTTGTCGAATGGCCCTTTTACATCTTTTTACTTCTCTGAGGGTTACCCTGCAGAGGGAAGATATAAAAAATCACTAACCG